GACAGCTACAGAGAACTCTGCTGCTGCTGTTTGAGCATCTTTGAAAGCACTAACAATTGCGCTAATAGCGCGCACAATTAGTTGTGCCTGAACAACTCGAAGAACAGTCTTCCAGGAAATTGTGATTGTTTTAGCGGCATTTTGTCCCGCCTGACCAGCATTATTTAACGCGCCCGCCGCCTGTCCGGCTGCCGCAGCAGTTTGTGCCGAACCTTGTTGTACGGCTCCCGCTGCCTGTCCGGCTGCCTGTCCTGCACCCTGCATTGATTGAGCAGCTTGATTGAAAGAACCAGTAACCGCTGTTCCAACTTGTTGGGCAGCAGCTTGTGACCGCGTAGCAAGACCACCCATTGAAGCAGCAGCCGTCTGTGCTGAAGTTTGTAGCTGCTGTGTTGGTGCTCCAGCCGTTGCTAGACCTTGAACAGCCGCTCTTGCATTATTAGCTTCCAATGCAAGTTGTCTCAATGCTTTGATCGCTGGCGTAGCATTACCAGGAAACTTGCGCAGAGCGCCAGATACGCTTTGTAAGGATTGCTTGAAATTGTTAAGCTCTCCTCGCAAGCGACCCAATTCTTGGATAGCCTTTGACGCATCAAAGCCTAGTCGCTGTGTAATTTCTTCCGGCATTAGGCCACCTTAACCCTTTTGAGATACTGATATGGGTCAGGGAGTACCGTAAAGCGTGTGAAATTCTCAAACGCTTTCTGGCCCTTCTCCTGGAAGTGGTAAGGCGTTGGATTGCGCAATCCTTTACGCGAGAATACATTTGGGGCTTGTCCATATACAACACGATTGTATTCGTTGTAGGCAAGATACCGAAGGGAACTGCTATACACGAAATGCCATCGTGAAGCTCCAAGGTCAAGTTCCAAACCACTGCCACTACCTGTAGAAAGACCCAGTGCAGTACGATCCTTACGACTCAATTGAGGACCGTAAGGAATAACCATCCCGAGTTCGTTGGCAAGTTTTTGGAACGTGGCCCTGGACGCCTTGGACCACGTAGGTATGACTGCAAGAACTGTTGCTTGAAGCCATTCACGTCCCGCTTGTTTCAGCCAATCCTCCATGTAATCACTTAGATGCCGTTTATAACCGGCTACATCTAAATCGAGGGCTGTAAAATTGGGAATGAATCTCATCGTCGTCGTCTCCTGCCTCTCTTCCGTGATGGAGTTTGAGGAGCTTTCTTTCCAGCACCCATGAGAGCTTTCTTCTCTTCAAGCTCTTCATGTTGCCGTGTTTGATCGTAAGCAAGCATCAATGCCTGTGTCCATGTGTCACAATCGTCCCAAGATTCCCTTACTCTTGGGGGTCTGATTCCGACTCGTTCACAGGCTCGCCAGACTGCGTATTCTCCGGTTCTGTTGGGAGGCCAGAGGATTCGTTTGATTCCTCCGCCTTCCCAAGTAGAAAAAGCTCACGAGCTTCCTTCAACTTACGTTCATCCAGCGCATTTGCCTGCATTACGCAGACGACAACACGGTTGACTTCTACATCAGAGAAGCCAGCCTCACGCAACTCTTGATCCCAGTTCTTCCAAGTCTTTGGATTGTCAGGTACGACGGTTTCCCATTCTATCTCACTTGGCTCCAATGACCGAAGAACCATGTAAGCAAAACGTTGCTCATTGTAGTTAGCAACCTTTTGCCGGTATGTCTCGTCTTTTAGCTGAGGAACCCAACCATCTTTTGTGAGCTTCCCAGGTGGCTTCGGCTCTGGAACGAGTTTTTCAAACTCGCTCATATCTGTTACAGCCTGAGCCTTAATCACAACGTCGCCAGCCAATCGAGGAAGGACAAGAACTTCTTCATTTGGGCCTTTGACTTCTACACCACCAATTCTCATGTTTGTTCTCCCTCTTACAAGGTGAAAGAAAGTGGGGCGGGGCTAACCCGCCCCACTATACAGGTTCAACTTTGATTATGACGGACAATCATCCGCATAATCGCCACGTGTCACCGTCGCATCGCTCGCATTGCATCGACCGCCGACAGAAATCGTGGCTTCGCCAAGGTCATACTCCAGGCTTTCATAACGGAAGTCAGGAAAGACGATTCGCTCATCGTCATCACCACCACACGGTACACAGTGAAGAACTTCAAGGTCCACTGCATACGGTTCACACAAGTCACCAGAACTAGAAACCCATTCATCTGCCCCACCGATACCCTTGACAGCATCGACAGGAGTGATGGCTTCACCAGTCCCACTTGTGACGTGCTCGTACACAAATTCAAGCGAAACCTCAAGAGGTTGCTCATCGCCTTCCTTCACAGTATCAAGGTCGCCACGGTCAAGCAGGTACTCATATTCCTTGGTTTCTGTCCAAGTCAGATTACCTTCACCAATGGTGACATCAATTTGCTGCGGTAGGAAAGTGATTACATCGTTTTGCGCCGGAGTTTCAGCACCCCATGCTGGCGTAAATTCGATATTGCTTGTCGGACTTGTGTCCGCAGGTGTACGCGCAGTTACCGTGTAAGTCGTGGTGTTGTTAGCGGTGTTGACAGTAAACCGAGCCCCAACCGGCACCAATTCGGTATCAGTTGTATTCAGGTTGACGGTATTGATGTCAGCATCCGTATCCGTTGCACCAGGAGTAGCTTCGGCAATGACTGCGCTGCCGCTGAGACCATCCTTAATGCGAATGGTCGCATCGCGGAGTTCAATTCGTGCCATTGTTTAACTCCTACATCGAAAGGTACATTTCAAATCGACCATCCACAACGGCCTGCCGGATTCGGTCTTCGCGGCTTACTTGACCAAAGTGGATCAGACGCGCTGGTTCGCTAAAACCCTTCCGCTGGGTTAAACAACCAACTAGGGAACCATCATCGTCAGGTCCAGTCCCAAATCGAAAGATTGGGATTGGGTCCGTCATAGCAGTGAGGAACACACCACCCCAACGATTGATGTCGTAAGCATCTTCTGTGGACATTTTCATGTAGTCCGTCAGCATGATGTTTATGTCAATGTGAACACGCCAGTAGTCGTGACTCAATTCACGAACGTATGGACCACTAACCCTCAACTCTGCGTGTTCCTGACGCATTGTATCAGGTTCTCGTTCATCTACACCTTCTACAAAGAACGTAAGACTGATTGTATCAGCCACATCCTTAAAGTAAACGGCAATAGATGCCATCGTCCAGCGGGCCAAATTTGCATCCAACATTATGTTTGCTCTACTTCATGTTCTACGTCAAGCCAGTTCTCAGCCTTCATGTGGAAGATTTGTTCTGGCCTTACACCTTTGACTTCTTTACCAATGATTACCCAAGCAGTGTGTTGCTCGAACTCACTGATACTCTTAATGTCATAACGACGGCCATCGTAGACCAACCAATCGTCATCTGTGACTTCGTAATCATTAGGTAAATCTCGGGCGTCGATGATAAACGTCCGTGTTCCAGCATCATACGACCCACCGTAGACAAACGCTTTGTTTGCCGAAATATGCGAGATTGTTTGAACTGTTTCCCGCTTGATTTGAACTGGTAAAACAATGCACTTCTGCACAGTAATCATTGTGCGATCATACGTCTTTTCACCAGTTTCATAATCGGTATCTGTCGAGTTAAGCTTGTATACGTTCACACGACCACCATATTGCCTTTTCAGGCTATACAATGTACGTCGGATGAAACGATTCATGCTTCGATTAACGCCGTTCGACATCTTTAACCCTTTGCGGCGCTTCGTTTGCCTCAACAAACGGACAACGGCTACAAAGTCGTTCCATTACTCGTGCAACCCAACTTAGGCACTCCGCATTTTGTGCCAAAGCTGTAGTTGAACGTTCAACGAGATTCACCAATGTATCCCGTTGGTAATCCTCCAGTTTTTCAACCCTCTTAGTAAGCGCGTCTTCACGTCTCCAATCGCGCCAGATGAAAAACAGCACAATACCAACGAGGGGGCCGAAATTGGCAATCAATTCCGTCCACATGTCGGCTCCGAATGCTGCAAAGATCGGTTCCATGATGCGCTCCAAGGGTAAAAGGAACCGGGCGAGCGGGTTGCCCGCCCGGTGTTAC